GAATTTAAAAAAATTTACTATGATGCTGATCTAACAAGACCAGTTGCAAAGTTTGTACCAGCAGAAGATTTAGTTATACCTTATCTTGCAACAGATTTAGAAACAGCAGAAAGAGTTACACATATCGTTAAAATGTCAAAGAACGACATACGAAAGGCTCAAGTTGGAGGTTTCTATAGAGATATTGATTTAGAAGAACCTTATGATGAAGAAACAAAAACACAAGAAAAATATAATGACATATCAGGTGTCGATAAACCAAATAACGTTGATGTATATAATTTATTAGAGATTCATTGTGATTTAGACATATCAGGATTCGAAGATAAAGACATGCAAACAGGAGAGTCTACAGGTATAAAGATTCCATACGTCGTTACGATTGAAGAAGGTACAGGTAAAATTTTATCTATCTATCGTAACTATAGAGAAGATGATCCAGCAAAAAGAAAAATACAATATTTCGTTCACTACAAGTTTTTGCCTGGTCTTGGCTTTTATGGCTTTGGTCTTATTCACATGCTTGGTGGACTCAGTAGGACGGCCACGTCCGCCCTCCGTCAACTCATTGATGCAGGTACATTATCGAATCTACCCGCAGGTTTCAAAGCAAGAGGTCTTAGAATCAGAGATGATGATAACCCTTTACAACCAGGTGAGTTTAGAGATGTTGATGCACCATCAGGAGATTTACGAAATGGATTACTACCTCTTCCTTATAAAGGACCAGATCAAACATTATTCGCCTTACTAGGTTTTGTTGTTGATGCTGGTAGAAGATTTGCAGCAGTCGCTGACCAAAAACTAGGAGAAGGCTCACAAGCAAATCCAGTTGGTACAACAATGGCTTTATTAGAGCAAGGCTCAAAAGTCATGAGTGCTATTCACAAAAGATTACATTATGCACAGAAAAAAGAATTTAGAATTTTAGCAAGAGTCATTGCACAATTCCTACCACCAGAATATCCATACATGGTAGCTGGTGGCAACAGACAAATTAAGCAAACAGACTTTGATGATCGTGTTGATATTATACCAGTTTCCGATCCAACAATCTTTTCTATGTCTCAACGTATTACGTTGGCACAAACACAATTACAACTTGCACAATCTAACCCACAAATACACAACGTATACGAAGCATATAGACGTATGTATCAAGCAATGGGTGTGCAACAGATTGAACAGATACTTCCTCCCCCACCACAACCAATGCCAATGGACCCTGGAATGGAAAATTCATCCGTTTTATTACAAAAACCTTTGCAGGCTTTTCCAGAACAGGATCATGACGCACATATCGAGACACATCGTGCCTTCATGTCGTCATATTTGGTTAAAAATACACCGAATATATTGGCATTGTTACAATCTCATGTGTCACAACACATAAGTTTTAAGGCAAGACAGGAAGTTGAAGCTAAAAATGCACCAATTATACAGCAACAAGCGATGCAATTTGGTGGACAGATACCACCACAACTACAACAACAGTTCCAAATTCAAAATGAGAGCGAAATCGCACAAAGAATTCGTGAATTAACAGAAGAAATGATAGCAGAAGAGCAAGAATACCTAGAAGGTATGACAAAAGACCCATTAGTTACTCTAAAAGAGCAAGAATTAGGGCTACGTGCAGAGGAATTAGAGCTTCGTGCACAAAAAGATGGTGAAAAACAAGCACTTGAAGAAGAAAAAGCTGCTGTTTCTGCACAACAAAACCAGGAAAAGATAGATAATGCAGATAAACACGCATCTATTCGTGAAGGAATATCACTTGCAAAGTTAAGTCAAAACTCTTAACTATGTATTATGCAAGATCCAGTAGAAAAATTAGAAGATTACTACAATGGTCTAATGACTATTGCAGCAAAGTCAGTAACCTCAGAGGAAGAGGGTATATTATTAGCTGGAGCTATGATGGCAGTAGCTAAAATACTGTATCACAAAAATTTATCTGAAGATCAAGCTGATGATATTATGAATCATAACGCAAGAGACTTGATAAATCTTCTAAAACCGACTATACACTAATCATGGCTAAAAAATTTCCAGATCTAACAGGTGATGGTAAAGTAACACAGGCTGACATACTAAAAGGCAGAGGTGTTTTTAAAAAAGGTGGAATTGTAAAAGGTTCTAGAGAAGGATCTATTATAAATACAAGAACATCTTTTAAAAAAGGCGGTGCTGTCAAAGGTAAAAAATCAGGTAGACTAGCTAAACGTGGCTATGGAAAGGCAAGAAAATGAACTTTAAAAAAACAAAGATAGAAGTGGTAAAACAAAAAAATCCTTTTCCTAAAATGAAAGTAGGATCAGATGCTGCTCTTGTTTTCTCAGCATTTGTTGAAAAACAAAACAAAGGCAGTGGACCAAAAGGACAAACTAGTAATGCTCAAATTAAAAAAGTAGCATTTAAGGGTGTAAAGTAGTATACTTTGATACTTTAAAAGGAGGATTGTATGAAATTAATACAAGATCTTTGGGATCATTTGAAAGAATGGTCTGACTGGAGTATGAAAGATTGGATTAAAGCTGCTATCGTAGCAATAATTGTAATAATAATTATAGGAGCAATCTAAAAAAACATGTGGCAACTATTAGCAAAACCACTTCTTGGCGTCGTCGCTGATGGCGTCAAGGGTTTTGTCGAAACAAAAAAAGCAAAACAAGAATTAAAACTTACAACAATTAAAGCAACCCAGAAACTTAAAGAAGACCAGATAGCTGGTAAAGTTGCTTGGGAACAAAGTGCCGTGGACCAAATGAAAGGATCGTGGAAAGATGAGGTAGCCCTCATTGTTCTACTTCTTCCAGCCGTTTTAGTCTTCACGCCTTTGCAAGAACACGTACATCAAGGGTTTATCGCCTTGCAAGACCTACCGTCGTATTATCACAATTTGTTATATATTGCGATATCTGCCAGCTTTGGCATCAAGGCTGGATCAAGTGCGATAGGTATGTTTAAGAAAAAATGAATCTAGAAAGATTATTAGAGTCCGTCAAAAAACACGAAGGTTATAGAAATAAAGTATATCTCGATACACTTGGTAAGAGAACCGTGGGCGTAGGTCATCTTTGCGTCGAAGATTTTTGGGAGGACGATAAAGAATACGAAGAAGAATTCCTAATGGATATACTTAAAAGAGATTTACAGGAAGCTATTCGTGGTGCAAGAGAATTGATGGAAGAACGAGACTGCTTAGAAATAGATGACAAAGCAGAAGAAATAATAATAGAAATGGTATTTCAATTAGGCAGAACAGGCGTTTCAAAATTTAATAATATGTGGAAAGCACTAGCAGAACAGAATTATATTGGGGCGAGTTTCGAGATGCTAGATTCACGTTGGGCTAAACAAACTCCAAACAGAGCCAAAGCCATGGCAGAACAAATGAAGGCATGCGGTTAGAAAATTTTTTTACTTATTACAAAAAAGAATTAATTAGTAGACAAAAACAAGTAGAAGAGTCTATAGTTAACGGGTTAGCTAAGGACTGGGCAGATTATAAATATTTGACTGGTAAGTTAGCTGCACTCAAACAAGAGGAACAGGAACTCACGGACCTGCTAAAAAAACAGGAGCTAGAAGATGACTAAACCAAAACTAATTGTACCAAAACATGTATGGGATGGTGCACAAGCAGAAAAGAAAAAAGACGAATTAGAAAAAGTCCCTCAGCCAGTTGGTTGGAGAATAGTATTATTTCCCTTAAAACTAGAGAGTAAAACAAAAGGCGGATTGTATTTGACCGATGACACCGTTGAGCAATCTCAAATAACCACTAATATTTGTAAAGTTCTAAAAGTTGGAAGTGATGCTTACAAAGATAAAGAGAGATATCCTGACGGTCCTTGGTGTAAAGAGGGTGATTGGGTTTTAATTACTAGATATGCTGGATCTAGAATTAGAATAGATGGTGGTGAACTACGTATTATCAACGATGACGAAATACTGGCTGTTGTCGATGATCCGAGAGATATTTTGCCAGCTAATATTTTATAAACATGGAGAACTCTATGCAAGAAGTAATTACTGAAAAAGATAAAATGGTTCCCATCGACACATCAGGTGATCCTGTCGAGATAGAACTAAAAGATGATAATGAAAAAGAAGAGGCTATCGAGGTTCAAGAAGAAGAACAAAAAGAAGAGCCTGTAAAACAAGAATCAGAACCAATAGAACAGGAGACAGAGAGAGTTTCACGTGAAAAACCTGAACCAGATGTTCCTGTAGATCCTTATGAAACAGGTGATCTTGATAATTACAGCAAGGGTGTAAAGAAAAGAATTAACAATCTCGTAGGAAGAATGCGAGAAATGGAAAGACTTTACGAAGCCACACAAAAAGAGAACGAAGATCTTAAGAAAA